GAGCGGGAGTCGCACTTGCAGCAGGAGCCGAATGCAAGGCAAAGGGAGCGCTTGGGTGCGCAATCTGTGTAGTAGAGCGCGGTGAGTGGGACGGAGAGACATATCCTATTATCAACATCAAAGCAGCGATTGTAGACGGGGACATCGTTAAGGCAGATACCTACTATAAGCTGATAAATGGAGAGTTTGTCGAGGCATAAAAAGCGCCGCCTCCAGAGGGGCTAAGCTCTGACGACGGCAAGGGGAACAGATATACCTGTATTATGATGGATAGGAGGATCAATGTCAACACGGATTACACAGCAAACCCGCAGAGAGGGCTATAATCGAGCGCTGTCCACGATCACGCCACGCCAAGCACTGATTATCTCGGCGCTCAGGACGGGACCTATGACTGCGGCTGAGGTAGCGGACAAGCTAGGGTTTGGAGACCTCAATGCGGTTCGGCCACGGCTCAATGAGTTGGAAAAGATGGAGATAGTGCATGTAATAGATAAGCGGATCAATCCGCACAGCGGCGTAAACAATGCGGTATACGAGCTGAAAAGGGAGGCCGAAGAATGTTGCATCCAATAATGGATGATCCGCAAGACCGCGGCGCAGAGGCCTATTGCCAACATTGTGGAGCGGAACTTTGGGGCAGCGAAGCGGAACAGGACTGCGCAGGTAAAACCTTATGCTCGCAATGTCGGGAAGATATGGCCGACACGGAGCACCGGAAAGAGATTATCACAGCAGTTTTGGAGGCAGCAGACCGTGAAAACAAAAAGTATTTGTCTGATGATGTGTGCGACATCATCTGGAACAGGCTGGTTTCTAAATTTGGAATATAGGAGGCCAAATTGAATATTTACGAAAAAATTGCCTCCATTATGGGGGATATCCAGTACCTTGCAAAGGACGATAGGGTGGAGTTTAACAAGACCAGTTATCGCGCACTGTCAGAAGAAAAAGTCACCTCTATCATGCAGGCGGAGCTATTGAAGCACAAATTGATCGTGTACCCAGTGGCCCAGACCACGAACCGTGCGGGCACGATTACCCACGTGGATGTGACATATCGGATGGTCAATGTGGAGGACCCCAAGGAATACATAGAGATTGCCTCTTGCGGAGACGGCGCGGACACGCAGGATAAGGGGAGCGGCAAGGCGATGACGTATGCCTTTAAGTACATGTGGCTCAGGACATTTGCTTTGCCGACTGGAGAGGACCCTGACAAGATTTCCAGCGCGGAGCTGGACGAGAAAGAGAAAAAGCCCGGAAACCGCGTCCCGCCGGATGGCGATACGCCTGTGTACTGTGAGGAGTGTGGCGCCCGTTTCCCAGACTACTGGGACGGGGTGCAGCTCATTAAGGCGGCTGTCAAGGCGGATGTCCAGCGGCAGAAATACGGAGGCCTGGCATTGTGCTCAAAGTGTGGTAGAGCGGAGAGCAAGCGTATGGCGGATGCTGGCGCATGATACTGACCTGTGACAAGGCCCGTTGGTATGAGGACAGTGAGGGGTTTTGGGCGGCGTTCCGCACACGGGACCGGGCGTCGGCCGCCAAGATTGCCGAGCAGATGGACGGCGCTTGGGTAGTTGAGGCCCGAAAACAGACCCGTAGGCGCAGCCTGGACGCTAACTCCTACCTGTGGGTGCTGCTGGACAAACTTGCGGCGGCACTGGGACAGACCAAGGAGGAGCTGTACCGGGGCTTTATCCGGGAGATTGGTGTCTTCCGGGATTTTCACCTTGCGCCGGAAGAGGCGGCAACCTTTGAGGTGGCATGGTCCCGGCTGGGAACCGGGTGGGTCACGGAGCAGGTGGACTACACCCGCGATGGGGAGCAGGTGGTGATCCGGGCCTATTACGGCAGCAGTCAATACAACACCAAGCAGATGACCCGCCTCATCCGCAGCGTGGTAGAGGAGTGCAAAGCACAAGGGATAGAGACTATGACACCGGAGGAGCTGTCCGGTCTGATGGACCGCTGGCAGGCTGTTTGATGGATAGCATTTTACAGGGCGATACGCGAGAGTGCTACCTCACAGGGGCAACAGATGGGCTCCATAGACATCATATTTATTTCGGCACTCCTAACCGCAAAATCAGCGAGGCAAACGGGTTCTGGGTATGGATCCGCTGGGACTGGCACAATGGTGCCGAGTATGGAGTGCATTTTGACAGAGACCTGGACTTAAAGCTTAAGCGGGAGTGCCAAGAGAAATACGAGGAAACACACAGTCGGGAAGAATTTCGGAAACTGATCGGGAAAAGTTACTTGTAGGAGGACGAAGCATGCTCAACAAAATTTTTCTTCAGGGCCGCCTGGTGGCGGACCCTGAAATGCGGCACACCCCCTCGGGGGTAGCCGTGGCATCCCTGCGGCTGGCCGTGGACTGGGACTTCAAGGACAAGGAGACCGGGGAGAAGAAGGCGGACTTCATCAATGTGGTCGCTTGGCGCTCTACCGCCGAGTTTGTCTCCCGGTATTTCACCAAGGGCCGTATGGCCGTCGTGGAAGGCCGTCTCCAGATCCGGGATTACACGGACCGGGACGGCAATAAGCGCACTGCCGCAGAGGTAGTGGCCGACAACGTCTATTTTGGCGACTCCAAGCGGGACGCCGAGGGCGACGGCTACGGCGGCTCATATGGCGGCGGACATTCCGCGCCGCCCTACGGGGCACCAGGGCAGCACGTGGACCAGTTCGCAGAGCTGGAGGAGGACGACGGTAATCTCCCATTTTGATGGACCGACAATAGACGGGCAGGTGAGCAGGTGGAGAGACAGCAATTTACATTTTACCGTAGCTACTATGAGGCGCTGAAAACGCTGCCCAAAAAAGAGCGTGAGGCGGTCATCATGGCAATGTGCGCCTATGCTCTGGATGAAGAGGAGCCGGAGCTGTATGGCGTGCCCGCGTCTTGTTTCACGTTGATCCGTCCAACACTGGACAGCGGTCGGAACAAAGCGAGAAACAGGAGCGGCAAAACGAAAACAAAGCAAGAACAAAACGATAACAAACAGGAAGAAACGGGTAAGGAGAAAGAGAGAGAGGTAGAGGTAGAGGTAGAGAGAGAGAACGATAGTTTAAAAATATCTCCCCCTGTCGGGGGAGATACAAAAGCCGCCGCCGTCATTGCCGATTACTTGGACCGGGTAAACCCGGCTGCCTCCCCGGCGTCGCTGGAAGAGCTGAGCGGGTATGCCCGGCGCATGGGAGAGGCGGTAAGCAAGCGGGCGTTTGACGTTGCGCTGGACAGCAAAAAGGCTACATGGCCGTACATACGGGCCATTTTGAGGGACAAAGAGGCCAGAGGGGTGAAATGCCTGGAGGACTGGGACAGGCTGGAAAATGTCGAACGACCATCCCCTGGCAAAGGCAAGGGCCACAAAAGCGGGTATTACGGGGGTACTGGAGACGATGCAGAGAAAATCGAGGGCGATCTGGACTGGATGGAACGATATCTGGAGGCGAAAAAGCAGGATGAGCGGGAAAATGAGCCGTGAAAAGGGCAAGCGAGGAGAACGGGAATGGGCGCGCTGTTGCCGGGACCACGGGTATGATTGCCGCCGCACCAGCCAGTATTGCGGACAGTCTGGAGACGCCTCTGATGTTGTGGGGTTGCCGGGTATCCACCAGGAGGTCAAACGGGTGGAGCGCCTTGACCTGTACGGGGCTATGCTCCAGGCCAAGAGAGACGCAAAGCGTGGGGAGATACCGATTGTGGCGCATCGGAAAAATGACCACAGGTGGGTCGTTATCATGGACGCCGAGGATTGGTTTACGCTCTACAGCGCATTGGAGGTGGAGCGGTGAAAGATTACCTTGGATTTTGGGGAGACAGACCGAATCAGACTCCGGCTGACGAGATCAAGGGCGCTCACAGGCCATGGCTGGAGGCGGACAAGCCCTATGAGGCTTACCACCAGGCAGAACCGCAAGAGAGCATTGACCGGTGTCTAACATGCAAAATCCGGAGGAGGTATTGCCACGGCAATGGCGTCGGATGCAAAGACTACGAGACGCGCGGCGGGTCAAACCGAGGGAGAAAGAGGGCGGCAGGATGACCTGGAAGATGATCGAGGGCTACCGATGCCCTTATCGCATCAGCGACCAGGGAGAGGTGCAGAGGCAAACGAAGGATGGGCGTTGGGTACGGGTGAGTGCTCATCTGTCACGAAACCGGGCCTATCTGACACTCAGAAAGGCTGACGGTATTCCGCAGAAAGTGGCGGTGGTGCGGCTTATGGATACCTACTTCTTCGGGGGCAGGGCAAAACGGGATAACATGCACCTCATGCACAAAAACGGGGCCAAGATGGACTGCGCAGTTGAAAATCTGGTCATCACCACCAATAAGGAGATCGGGAAGCACTGGGGCGGCACCGGGAGGCGAAAGGCAGTTGTGCGGCGCGACCGGAACGGCGCGGAGACGATGTACAAAAGTATAACTGCTGCGGCAAAGGCAAACGGAATTAGCAGGACTGGGCTATGCAGGCGGCTCAACGGTAAGACACAGGACCCAAGAGGGTATCGATTTGAGCGGCTGGATTAGCATGGACATCGCCGTGCTTTGTGTGCAGCTCGGCAATCTTCATGTGGCGGAAGCGACACGGGATGGTATCCCGTGTTAGGCGGAAAGGAGAGCTTGCGGATGTACATTGTGAGCGCGAATCAGTCCCAGGTGGTTGATTCGGCTTTTGTGGAGCGTTTTGTCCTGGTTGAGAAGCCAGATGCGGTGATCTTAGCGGCAAGTTACAACGACACGCGCCTGCCTGTGACCCTGACCAAGTTCCGCACGATGAGCGAGGCACGCAATACCCTGTTAGACCTCGCAAACGCATTGGGCGGCGGCCAGACGGTATACCATCTACAGGACTATCTGGCGGATGGGAGCATGACCTGGACGCGGGATGCGCGGGTCAAAAGGAGAGGAGGGCCCTGATGGACGTTAAGAAGCTGATTGAGCGGCTGCGGACCGAAAGCCTGTACAAAGACAAGGCGACGCTTGAAATTATGGATTTGTGCATGGAGGCAGCCTACGCCATCTCCAAGCTTCAAGCCGAAAACACCCAACTGTTGGCCGAGCTGGAGCAAGCGAAGCGGGAGAGGGATGATTGCGGGAATGAGAATCCTGGTAGCCTGTGAGGAATCTCAGGAGGTGTGTAAAGCGTTTCGCGCGCTGGGCCACGAGGCGTACAGCTGCGACATAGAGCCGTGCTCCGGAGGACATCCAGAGTGGCACCTGAAATGCGATGCGCTGGAACTGCTCAAAATGCAGTGGGATATGATATTAGCGTTCCCGCCCTGTACTTACTTATCCAATGCAGGCGCAAGACACCTGTTTCGAGGCGGCGTGCTTAACCAGGAGCGATATCAGATGGGACTGGAGGCAAAAGCCTTTTTCTTGAAATTCCTGTAAGCAAATTGCCCACATATCTGCGTAGAAAATCCAGTGTCCAGCAGAATTTATGATATGCCGCCGTACACCCAGGAGGTGCAGCCTTGGATGTTCGGGCACCCGGTCCAGAAAAAGACCCGTCTGTGGCTGAAAGGATTGCCGCAGCTGGAGCCTACTGACATTGTTGACCCGAAATGCGGCTGCCACGAAGCGGGCACATGGTTTATGAGAGGTGGAAAAGAGCGCCAAAAGAATCGAGCAAAGACATTTACGGGGATTGCTCGCGCTATGGCTGAGCAGTGGGGCGGACAACTAGCTTTGGGGGAGGGATGAGCATGGAGAGGATGACCGTACCGGATAAGCGCATTGATGAGCACACTACCGGGCGCACAGCAATTGATGCAAATAAAGTGCGAGAGCACGCAATGGATTTTTATTTGGCCTTGAAGCGCTACGAGGACACCGGCCTGGAGCCGGAGGGAATAGTGGCCCTTACCCGTCACCCGGATTTTGCTATTGCGGACTACTACAAGAGCCTTGGCCTTACGATGGAACGCATCACCGAACTGGCCCAGGCGGACAGGGATGGACGGTGCGTGGTGCTGCCGTGCAAAGTAGGAGATGCTGCTTATGTCATTGATGCAGGAGATTATCAAAGCGACTATAAACCGTATGTTCGAGAAAAAGAAGTGACCGAAATTAGTTGGAAGAAGGTCAAAAATGGAAAAGACCTCGGGTTCGGGGTGATTTTAAAGGGCGGAGATTGCAATACTTCCGCAAGATACAAAATTCAAAATATTGGGAAAACCGTCTTTCTTACCCGCGAGGAAGCAGAGGTGGCGCTGGAGGAGATGAAGAATGGATAAGTATATCAAACGAGAAGCGTTGTATAAAGAATTGGAAACTTGGCGGGATGCTCACGCCGACATTGGCGATGGATACGGTTGTGACTTATTGAAAGATGTATTGTGGGCGGTGAATGCGCAACCGGGAGCCGATGTTGCCCCGGTGCGGCACGGGCATTGGGAGTTTTTGGGGCCAAATAGTCTAAACAGAAATTGTATGTGCGGAACCTGTAGCGCTTGTCACGTCAGATCGATATACATCATAAATACTGCAATTTGCCCCAACTGCGGCGCTTCGATGAAGGAGGACAAGCATGACTAAGTGTTGCGCCACCTGCGCGTGGTACGAGGACTTTCAGGGCGTGTGCTTTAACGGAGCTTCCCCGTGCTGCGCCGACTTCACGGAGCCGGACCAGTGGTGCAGAGAGTGGGAGAAAAAGGAGGATGAACGTGAAGTTTCGGAACCCTGAGACGGGGGAAGTGCTGACTATTAGAAATTTGCGGAAGTGCCCAATGAACCAAGACGCAAAAGCCGACGTCGGGAAGCCGCGCCACACACTTACACCTGTGAGCCTGATCGCCGCTGTGACCGCAGTGCGGGAGTATGGATGCCAAAAGTATCACGATCCGGATAATTGGCGCAAGGTCGAGCCGCAGCGATATAAAGACGCTTTGTACCGACACTGGCTGTATTATCTCAAAGGTGAGCGGTACGACCAGGAGAGCGGATTGCCTCACTTGTGGCATCTGGCCTGCAATGCAGCGTTTTTGATTGAGATGGAGGGCGAACAGCATGAGCGAGTGGATTAGCGTCAAAGAGAGGTTGCCGGAACTTGGAAAACGTGTGCTTGCCACTATAGCAGCTCCCTCACGTCCACGCCCAGTGCGTCCGCCAGGGCCAGGGCATTGGTGAGGGTGACATTGCCCATCTTGCCCTCGCCTTGCTCGATCCGTTGGATTTGTCTTGCATTGACGCCAGACCGTGTGGACAGTTCTCCAATACTCATGTGTTTTTTGCGGCGGGCCCACTCCAGATTGGTGATTGGCTTATTGCGGCAGTCGTGTCCATAAGACACCAGCGTGCAGACAGTGCAGTCACCGTCTGCACGCTGGCAATCGCCGTATTTCCTCCTCATTTGATCACCTGGTTGTAGTATCCGTGCTCACCGTCGTTACCGAGCCGCTCCACGTCATCCAGACTATATCCCCTAAAATACTTGATTTGAGGTGGAACTCCCAGGCCGGGGAGGTCATGGTGATGCTTGTACAGGTAACGCATAAGCTGTATTTTGACAGGCTCGGTTAAGTCATCCGGGATGCCGCCAGGCGCGGAAGCGTCCAAGTGGAGATATCCATCTTGGGCTTTGCGGTCATCGGACACGACATCCCATCCGTCCTCAGAAAACTTGACTACTGCTTTCCCGCCGAAGTAGGACATAGCGATAAGAGTGATTTCGTTGGCTTTTTCCATTTTACATCCTCCTTTTTTGTTGCCATCGTGAGCTCCGGGGTGAGATTTCTGTTTTTAGATTTCGCTTTGCCATGCTTCAAATTTTGCGATCATCGTATCATCTGATACTCTGTGATATTCCGCGACAATCCTCAAGTCCCCGGTCCCAGTGGCGGGCTCAACTTTCTCCCACCAGTCCCAGCCAAAGTCTCCTTGTACGTCCTCCTCGGCGGCTACGTCTACAAGCTTGTCGCTGTATGTCTCCTCATAGTTGTACCCGCTCCCGTCAACCCACTCTTTAATCTTGATAACTTCTCTTACTTTCATTTTCTTTCTCCTTCTGCCCTCGTGACTTCCGGGGCGGGACGTTTCCTGTGTTAATATTGCCAAGTGATTTTTTGCTCGTTGTCCATATCGACCCAAGCAAGTTTATATGTCTTTTTGAGGCTGCTGCCGTAGTAGCCACCAACCGTGACATATACACGGTGCTTTCCGTAGTTTTCCCACTCTCGTGCGTTCAGCTTGTAGCTATCATACGCGCTCATAATTTTTTCCGCTTTTTCCGTTATGGTTTCGATGGTTTCTTTTGTTAATCCGTAATTTTCCATTTTTGTTCCTCCTGATTTTGATCTGCCAGATCCCTTGCTGTGATTATATTATACGCCAATATTGCCGGATTGTCAATACAAAATGCTAAAATTATCTGATATTTTTTAGGAGGGGTAGCCATTGAATGAGTTCTCCAAGAGGTTGAGGAGACTGAGGGAGAGCAGGCGTCCAGTTAGGAGTATGACGGTGACATCACAGTTGATGGGGCTAAGCCCTGACGCTTTGCGGAAATATGAGAGGGGTGAGGTAGAGCCCAAAATGACCGCTTTAAAATTGATCGCGGCATATTATAACATTAGCCTGGACGAACTTTGTAAAGGGGAGGATGAATAAACCTTAAATTTTTATAATCTCACAGAAAATATTGCGCACTCATAAAGTTTTATGAGCGGAAACCAGCATCTATGCGACAATGGGAGCGTGGGGGCGAATGCCTCCCGCTCCCTTCCATTTCCTCCTCCTTTCCCATCGCCGGGCCTCCCTCCCGGCAACGGCCCGCAGGCAAAGCCGTAAACCTGCAACATAGCCCGTAAGGGCTATATGTCCTTGTAGCTTATGAGGTAAGAGCGGCCCGAAGATATGGGTGTACGCCGGTTCGAGTCCGGTCGAGGGCACAGAAAACCACGCCGACAGGTTTACGGAGTGGCAACGATGTTGTCGCTCTACTTTAGAGTCGGACTTGTAGCTCGCTCCAAATGACACGGAGCTGACTGTGCGGCGCCGTCCCGCTGAAAACTGCCGTGCGTACCATTCGGGGCTGTAGGTCAGCCTCGGGCGCAAGGTGTGACAATCTAAGCGGGAGGCGCACATATGCAGGCGCCAGAAGCAGGGTAGCGCCCAGGCTGTGCAACTCAGTCCACCTGCTATATTGGGTCGCTCCCATCCGTGGAAGCCGGACGGAACACAGACCGATAGCAACTGTGACGCTGTGGAGAGCAACACAGGCAAGCCGATTAGGAGCGCGGCGCGCTGGCATACCGCAACGGGACTTCGCGAGCCTGAGAAAGTATGCTTTATTCGCCGCCCTTACCCGCACGAGGATATGGACGGCCCTATGGATGTGCCCCGAGCTGCGGCGGGTGGCCCGCAGCAAATCAGGAGAGGGCGGGTGCCGGGATACGCTCTCTCCTCCGAAAAAACGAAACCATATGAGAGGTGGCGATCATGGCTGCACGGCTGACGGATAGGCAGAAAAAGAAAATAGTGGCTGATTATCTTGAGACTGGGAGCTATCGCGCTGCCGCCAAGAAAAACTGTGTTGCAGACGGGACAGTAAAGCGAATTGTTATTGGATGTGGCGATATTGAGCAAAAAGTAGCGCAAAAAAAAGAAGAGAACACCGCCGATATTCTCGCTTACATGGAGAGCCAAAAGAGACTAGTGTGCGAAATCATCGGTAAGGGACTGGCTGCCCTGAATGACCCGGACAAGCTGGCGGAGGCCACACCGGCGCAGATCACCACGGCAATCGGGACGCTGGTTGATAAATGGGCGCTCGTCAAGGGAGAAGGGGAAGAGGGCAAGGTGCAGGTGATTATTGATGTCTGAGGTGCGGCTTTCTTCTGTTATTGGGCCTGCTTTCCACTTGCTGGCCCGTGACGTGTTCCAGCACGGGCACACTCACTACGACCTTTCCGGGGGGCGTGGCTCCCTGAAATCATCTTGTGTTTCATTGTTGGCCCCATTGATTTTGATAAATAATCCGTGTACTCATGCATTGGTGCTCCGCAAGGTGGCAAACACCATCCGGGATAGCGTGTATGCTCAGTATCTTTGGGCAATTGGAGAGCTGGGCATGGCGCAGTATTGGGAGGCCAAAGTCCAGCCAATGGAGCTGATTTATAGGGCGACCGGGCAGAAGATTATGTTCCGTGGTGCTGACGATCCCATGAAGATCAAGTCTATCAAGGTGCCGTTTGGCTATATCGCCGTCACACACTTTGAGGAAAAGGACCAGTTTGCTGGGCGAGCTGAAATCCGCACTATCCTACAATCCACCATGCGCGGAGGCTCCAAGTTTTGGAATTTTGAGAGCTACAACCCGCCGATCAGCCGGGACAACTGGGCAAATAAGGATAGCCTGGAAGAGAGGGCGGACAGGCTGTGCCACAAGAGTACATACCTGGAGGCCCCGCCTGAATGGCTGGGGGCGCAGTTTTTAGCAGAAGCTGAACACCTGAAAGAAACGGATGAGCGGGCGTACCGGCATGAGTACTTGGGCGAAGCTGTCGGGACTGGCGGAAATGTGTTTGAAAATCTGGAATTGCGGGAGATCACAGACAAAGAGATTGCGTCTTTTGACAAGATTTATCAAGGCGTGGACTGGGGCTGGTTTCCCGATCCATTTGCCTTTATCCGCCTCCACTATGACCGGGCCAGGGAAACAATATATCTAATGGACGAGATACACCAAAACAAACTGACTAACGAGGCAAGCGCGAGGTTGATCCTTTCCAAAGGATACAAGGATGCCTATATTACCTGCGACAGCGCGGAGCCGAAGTCATCGGCGGACTACCGGGCGATGGGCCTCCCGGCCAAAGAGGCTATCAAGGGACCTGGGAGTGTAGAGTACGGAATGAAGTGGCTGCAACGCCGAAAGATCGTTATTGACCGCAGAAGAACGCCAAATGCATACAACGAGTTTGTGAATTATGAGTATGAGCGAAATAAGGACGGAGAAATTATCAGCGGTTATCCTGATGAGAACAATCACCTGATTGACGCTACTAGATATGCCCTGGAAAGAGTATTCCGAAGGATGGGAGTAACGGCATGAATATTGCAGAAAAACTGAAAGAGCTTGGTTACTCCACGGTGCCGGGGGAGTTCTACACGAAGGTGCAGGAGTGGAAATCTTGGTATGTAGGAGATGTGAAGGGATTCCATCGGTACAAGGTCCGAAACGGAACGAGCATGGTTCGCTGCAAGCGGTACACCCTCAACATGGGCAAGAAAATCCCGGAAGATTGGGCGAACCTAATTATGAACGAGCGGGTTGAAATCACCCTGGATGGCACGAAAGAGCAGGAGTTCATAGACAGGGTGCTGGAAGAGAACAACTTCCGGGTGCGATCCAACGAGATGCAGGAAATGGCATTCGCTCTTGGCACAGTGGCTTTTATTCCACGCGTAGTTGGCATGGAGGTCACAGAGACGGGCCCCGTTCCCGGGAGTGCCACCGATATCATCATAGACTATGTGACGGTGGAGCACATTTGGCCCCTGTCTTGGCGGAACGGAATCATTACGGAATGCGCCTTTGACAGCATCGTCAACGTAAACGGGGACGATTACTGCTATCTGCAAATCCACCGGGAGGTAAACGGACTGTATGACATTGAGAACCGGCTATATACATACCGCAACCAGAACGTGGATACGGAAGTGGCGCTGACCTCTGTGCAGGGCTTTGAAAGGGTGCCGCCTGTGGTTCATACGGGTTCTGACCTGAGGCAATTCGTCATTGACCGGCCTAATATCGCCAACAACTTCGATTACTCCATTCCACTCGGGATTCCGGTTTATGCCAACGCCATCGACAATATGAAGGGCGTTGATATTGCTTTTGACAGCTACGTCAATGAGTTTGTGCTTGGGAAAAAGCGGGTGATGGTCAAGCCTTCCGCACAACAGTATTTGGACGGGGAGCCGGTTTTTGACCCTGATGATCTGGCCTATTATGTGCTGCCGGAAGACATCGAGGGTGGGGCCATCATCCAGCCAATCGACATGCAGCTTCGGACAGCGGAGCACAGCGAGGGCATTCAGACACAACTCAATTTGCTTTCCAGCAAGTGCGGCTTTGGAGAGACGTATTATCGATTTAACGGCGGGAACATCACCACGGCTACTCAGGTCATCAGTGAGAACAGCACTATGTTCCGCACCATAAAAAAGCATGAGATCATCCTGGAGAGCGCCATCAAGGAACTGTGCCGGATTATTCTCCGCCTAGGCAACACAGCTATGGGTGCAGGGTTGAGTGAGGATGCGGAGGTCACTATTGATTTCGATGATTCCATCATTGAGGACAAGACCACGGAGCGGAACAACGACCGGCAGGACCTTGCAGCGGGCATCATGAACGACTGGGAGTACCGCATGAAGTGGTACAACGAGGACGAAGCCACGGCAAAAAAGATGCTTCCTAAAATGGAGGATATGACAGACGAGTAGGAAGAGGAGATTGAATGAGATATCCATTCACCCCGGAACTTCTCGATGCCCTCCCGGAAGAGATGGCCGAGCTGTATCGCAGTCTGGAGGCGACCCTACTTGACGAGATATGCTCCCGGCTGAAACTGGCTGGCGAGTTGAACGAAGTCACGGTGCAGGACATCCGGGCGCTTCGCTCCCACGGCATCAGCCTGGATGGAATCGAAAAGGCCATCCAACGCACCGCAAACATCGGCCAGAGGGACCTTAAAAAGCTGCTGGACGACGTAGTAGAGCGTAACCAGCGGTACTACCGAGAGGTCATAGACCTTGCGGAGGTAACGGCACCTGAAATGCTTGTGAGTGTCACCGAGATTGCCGCTATCATGGCACAGGCACAGCGGGAGGTTGGAAACCTGACCCGCTCCATGGGATTTCTGGTGGACAATGGGCGGACAATGCTGAAGCCTGCAAAATCCTATCAATGGGCGCTGGACAATGCGGAGATGCAGATCACGAGCGGGGCTGTCTCTTACAACCAGGCCATCAAAAACGCCGTCAAGCAGCTGGCGGACAGCGGTATCAAGGTTGTGGACTATGAGAGCGGGCACCGGGACCAGATCGACGTGGCGGCCCGCCGGGCGGTGATGACGGGCGTGTCCCAACTCTGTTCCAAATACACGGAACAGAGCGCCGAGTATCTGGAAACGCCGTATTTTGAGGTGTCCGCTCATATCGGGGCCCGTGACACCGGTATCGGCTGGCAGAACCACAAGGAATGGCAGGGCCGTGTCTACTCCGTCAGGATCGGAGACAAATATCCGAGCATCTACGAGGTGTGTGGCCTGGGCTATGTGGACGGCCTGGAAGGAGCCAACTGCCGCCATATCAGGACGGCGTTTGTGGATGGTGTGATGGAGCGCACTTATACCGACGAGGATCTGGAGCACATCGACGACGGCCATGACGTGGACTTTGAGGGCAAGCATTATACAGCCTATGAGGCCACCCAGCAGCAGCGGAAGATAGAGCGCACCGTCCGTAAGCTGAAACGCGAGCAGACCGCATACAAGGCCGCAGGGCTGACAGAGGATGCCCAAGCAGTGACGACCCGTATCCGACGGCTGAACAAGGAGTATAAGGCATTCAGCGAGGCGGCGGGGCTGCCGTTGCAAAGAGACCGAATGCAAGTTAAATACACATAAAAGCATTGTCAGAGAAGACATTAAAACCCAAACGTCAGAGAAGACGAAAAACCCAAAATAAGACAGAGAAGTCTATAAAACCCGAAGGAGAAGCATCATGGCGAACATTGACACAAGCACCATCGAAGGATTTGACTGCATGACCGCCGATGAAAAAGTAACAGCGCTACTCGGCCTTCAAATCCCGGCCCCCGTTGATCTGTCTGGATATGTGAAAAAGGATGTATTTGACACAAAGGCAACAGAGGCAGCTTCGCTTGCAAAGCAGTTGAAGGCCAAAACTACGGAGGCCGAAACTGCTTCCGGCGCGCTTTCCACGACCCAGGCTGAACTAGAGGAGCTCAAAAGAAGCTATTACGTTGCGTCCAAGGGCATCACCGGCGAGGAGGCAGAGTTTATCGCCTTCAAGGCGGGGAAGATGGTGGACGACAAGACCACCTTCGAGCAGGCCGTGGATGCCCTGACCGCTGACCGAAAGAAAACAACCTTCGACTGGACCGCTCCCGTGGGCGGCGGGAGTAAAAAAACAGGAGAAAACGACGTAATGAATGCCCTGATCCGGGGCGCACTCAAGTAAGAAAGGAGCCTATCAATGGCCGATATTATCGACAGAAGCAAACTTTCCGGGCTTATTCCCGAGCCCGTGACCCGCGAGATTATCCAGGGTGCTGTAACGGAGTCCGCTGTGCTGCGGATGGCCCGACGGCTGCCCAACATGACTAGCAAGACGCAGGCCCTCAATGTACTGGACGCTCTGCCCACCGCTTATTTTGTCAACGGTGAGGCAGCCACCGGAGCAACCGACTCTAAATCGTCCCTAAAAAAGACAACCAATATGGCGTGGGACAAAAAGAAAATTTACGCTGAGGAGATCGCCGTCATTGTCCCTATCCCCGAGGCAGTGCTGGACGACAGCGACTACGACATTTGGGGTGAGGCGCGGCCTCGTATCCAGGAGGCATTCGGAAAGGTCATCGACGCCGCTATTATGTATGGCAAGGATAAGCCTACCTCCTGGCGCGACGGCCTTGTACCTTCGGCCACCGCTGCAAGCGCCGTTGTAACTGCCACTAGTGATATTTTTAAGGATATCATGGGCGAGGGCGGCGTGATCGCCAAAGTGGAGGAGAGCGGTTATATCCCCAACGGCGTAATGGCTGCCATTCAGATGCGCGCCAAGCTGCGCGGGCTGGTAGACAAAAACGGACAGCCCATCTTTAAGACCGATATGCAGGGAGATACCCGCTATGCCTTGGACGGTATGTCCATGTATTTCCCCGTAAACGGCGCTTATGATCCGGACGAATCCCTCGCTATTGTGGGCGATTGGAGCCAACTGGTTTATGCTATCCGTCAGGATATGACCTTCAAGATCTTCGACAGCGGCGTGGTGCAGGACCCCACAACCGGTAACATCCTTTATAACCTGATGCAAAACGATATGGTGGCGCTCCGCGCGGTCATGCGTCTGGGGTGGGAGATTCCCAACCCCATCAACGCTTATAATGCCGGGAATACCAAGGCATTCCCGTTTGCTGTATACGCACCGGCGGGGGAATGAGCGCGCGCCTCTCGGGGCTGACGATTGGCGCGCTGACGCTTACTCCGACGTTTGACCCAAACACGACGGAGTACACAGCCACAACCACAAATGCGACAAATACAGTGACCGCCACACCGGAGGATGAGGCAGCGACCATTACCATCCTGAATGGCGAGACACCTATTGACAACGGTGCGGCGGCGACTTGGACCGACGGGGCAAACACCCTAACCATTACAGTGAAAAACGGGACGGCCCAGAAGGTTTATTCCGTAAACGTCACAAAATCGACCTAAAAGGAGGCTTTGCAATGGCTTACGCAGACTATGAGTATTATACAACTGTATACCTGGGAACAGCCATTCAGGAGGCCGAGTTTTCCCGCCTTGCCCTGCGCGCAAGTTCCTTTCTGGATTACTACACGCAGGGCCGGGCGGCCCCAAACAGCGAGTTGGACGCGCTGAGAATGGCCTGCTGCGCCATTGCGGAGCAGTACCAGTCAATTGACGCGGCGCAGGCGCTGGCGCAAAAGTCTCTGACTTCCGCCATGAACTCCGGTGGCGAACTGCAAAGCCAGAGCGTAGGAAGCTGGTCCAAGACCTACCGCAGCGGCGGGGACAGCGCTCAACAGGCCCTTTCCTCCGCACAGGCGGCGCAGGCTTCCCTTACGGCGATCGCCCAGCAGTATTTAGGGACCACCGGTCTCCTATACCGGGGAAGGGGGTGCTCCTGTGGATATGTTCCCCCATGTTGTGACGGTCTATAACACAGAGACCACAGAGCTCCCGGAGAACGATTTTGAACCATCCATGGTCAATCATATCACCATACTGCGTGGAGTCCTCCTAGATGCTTCCAAGGGCTCTAACGTGACGAAAAGCGGCTTGGAGGGAGCGGACGCGGTAACCCTCTATATTCCGGTCAGTGTGGAGGCCGTGGACGGCGTGACCGGTGCGGCAAAGCGGTATATCGGTCCTATTGAGTTCTGGAGGACAGAGGATAAATCCGCCCTGTGGACCCTCTCTGTGGGCCGAAACTGCTTTTTCGTCAAGGGCGAGGCTGTACACCCGGACTGGACAGTGCAGACCATAGAGGCTGCCTCCGATGACGTGTATGACGTGACCAAGGTGGACTTCAAGAATTTTGGCGGAGATATGTCCCATTGGGAAGTCGGAGGCGTCTGAAATGCCGAAATTCACGGTACACACCGATGGCTTGGAGTCAATCAAGGACAAACTGGCTGAGGGATGTACCAAAGCGGAGCATACTGTGGCACTCCAGGTAAAAAAAGACACTTCTCCGTTTGTTCCGGCTCTGACCGGAGACCTTGACCGAAGAACGAAAGTGGACGGCCCATTGATTATTTACCCTGGCCCTCAATCCAGGTATCTGTACAACGGGAAACTTATGGTAGACCCAGAGACTGGCAGCAGTTATGCCCGGAAAGGCACCACAAAAGTGTTGACGGACAAAAATCTAGTGTTCAACAAGGCGATGCACGCACAAGCCCAGGACCACTGGTTCGAAGCCAGCAAGGCCGAAAACTTGGGAAAATGGATCCGTGTGGCAGACAAGGCGGTGAAAGATGATCTCTGATAAGAAAGAAAAACCTCGCATGTTGGCGGCGGCAGAGGAAGTAGGCAAGATATCCCGCTCAATGCTGGTATGGGCCAACACCTTCCCGGAGAAGCCGGTGGATATCATCAAGTATGAGTTCCTGACCGCCGACCAGGGGGACGAGACCGGTATGGCCCTGTCTACCATTCAGGGGACCTATATCACAAAACGATTTATCTTGGCCGGTTATCAGGCGGAGTACCAATTTAAGCTGATTTACCGCATCAAGCCGGGGCGCAGCAATGATAAGCGCCTGGAGGCGGACGAGCGGCTGAACCACTTCGGTGACTGGGCAAGAAAAAATCTCCCTGATTTGGGAGACGAGATTCGGGCGCTCAGAGTAGAGCCCACCACTCAGTCCTCCAAATTTGCCTCCTATGAGGATGGATATGAGGATTACCAAATTTTGATGAAGCTGACCTATGAAGTTGGCGTGTGAAAGGAGAAAACATAATGGCAGACCTTGAATTTAACACTACGGCGGGCCAGACCATTGCCAGAGAACTTCTGATCGCCTATCTTAACACAGGGACCGCAGAGACTCCCACATGGAGTGCGTTCGGCAAGCGCGTGGAAGACTCCGATGAGGAAATGGACTGGAGCCAGGAATCCACGCAGGACATCCTGGGAAACACCTGGACCACCATGAAGAAGCCCATCATTACCCAGTCTTTTGACCCTATCCCTATGGATGCTGGAGACGCTGCAGCAGTAAAGCTGTGGAATCTTGGTGTAAAGGACCAGAACGCCCAGTCTCTTGCCAACCAGGATATGCTGATCGCTCATTTCTACGCCGATTCCGGCGAGGCTACCTTTGCAGAGCGGTACAGCGGGAGCGCCATTGCCGTGACCCGCATTGGCGGCGAGGGCGGAGGCAACCTGGAAATTTCCACAGAGATTACCTACGGCGGCGAGCGTACCCTTGGCACAGTAACGAGAACCGGCAGCACGGTCACCTTTACTCCTGGCGGGGCGGTGTAACACATGAAGGAACTGAACTTTGAATCGGGCCTTGTTACTTACTCTCTGAACGGAAAGTGTGAGGTCACATTTAACCCAACAGACGGACAGTTTGCAAAGAAGATTTTAGATGTGTTCAGTGCTCTGGAATCTAAGCAAGAGGAGAGAAATGGAAACACGGCGGAAAATGGAGAAGAAGCTTTTGCGATGCTCCAAGAATTGGACACAGAGATGCGAGGCATGATTGACAAACTTTTCGGGGTGCCTGTGTGTGAGCCGCTTTTTGGAGATGTGAATGTTTACGCATTAAATAATGATGGAATCCCTCTTTGGATGGTGCTTTTGTTAATGGTAATGGGAGAAATTAAAACAAATATAGACAAAAATGCAGCTGGAGACGTGAAAGCAAAATTAGAAAAGTATGTAGGTAAATATATGAAAAATGATTTTTGAACTACCTAAAAGCCTTACGGTGGGCGGGGTGGATTACAGAATCCGCTCCGACTACCGGGTAATTCTGGAGTTATTAGTGACACTAGGTACTCCAGAATTAAAAAATTTAGAAAAGTCGCTTGCCGCATTGATTACCATTTTCCCGGACTATGACACGATACCATCATCTGACTACCAAAATGCACTGGATCAATGCGTATGGTTTATCAATGGCGGTGAAACAGAACATGGAAAGCCAGAAATCAAGCAATTAATGGATTGGGAGCAGGATTATCCACGCATCGTTGGCCCTATAAACCGAATCTTGGGATTTGAATCCCGGAGCGCTGAATATCTGCATTGGTGGACCTGGCTTTCGGCATATTTCGAAATTGGCGACTGCCTGTTTGCGCAGATCGTCAACATACGTGCAAAAAAAGCGAGAGGTAAGAAACTAGATAAATCGGAGCAAGAGTTTTACCGACATAACAGGGATATTATCGACATTAAGAGGAAATACACCGAAGCGGAACAAGAAATATTGATGAAGTTGCTCGGAAAATAAAAATCCGCCCCAGAAGGGGCGGTGTGGCTATTGGACATTTAATGCCTGCTTTAACGCTGCCTGTAATACCTGAGAAAAGTTGATTCCCGCCTTTTCGGCAAGCTCATTCAAATAGCTGGGGATTGTAACATTCTTCCGAATCACTCTCATATCATTCGCTTTTCGATAGGCGTCAAAGTCGACAACAACAAATGTTGCTATTTCCCCATCTTTGCAGTCTGGAAGCCGCTGAGACGGAATGGGGATTTCCTTTCCCACATCCTGCATAGTAATCCCCCAAAGCCCAATAGCATCAGCCCCCATATCAATGGCGTTTGCAATGGAATCTCCTTCGGTGTTGATGTCTAAATCTGGGACATATACAACAAATCCCGTGTCGGCTGGCGTTAGTACAATTGGATAAGCAGTTTTCACGATACACCCTCTCTTTCATGCCGCTAAGGCTCATAGGCCCCGGCGCTTGATAATTGATTTGGCAAGTTGTTCATTGATTTCTTTGTGTCGCGGGACAGGCTCAATATCGATTCCATTTGTCATAATGATGTGATTTGCTCCTTCGCGAAGTGTCCACCATCCCTTTTTACGAAACCGATTTATCAGATCCTTTTGTTTCACACAACCACCCCATAATTATATTATACGCATTTAATGCGCATATGTCAAGAACTTATTTGAGTTTTCCGTAAAAGAAGGTGAACGCATGGCGAATAATGCAGATGGCAGTGTTGTTATTAATATTGATTTAACCGCAAAAGAGGCAGAGCAGGAGCTGTCTCGTCTGAAAAAGAAAATTCTCCGGCTCAATGAAAGCTTGTACGTGGGGGAGCATAAAAAAAATTCTCTTGTTGCGCAGTTAAAAGAAGCGGAACAGGAGCTAGATAATCTCCAAAAGAAGACAACGATAGGGCCTGGATTCAGTGCGCAAATCGACCCCACAAGTGTTGAGCGGATAAGCGAACTAAAAAATATTATCTCCAGCACAACGGATGAAATAAAAAAACAGGAGGCTGCAAACAAGAGGGTTGCAGAAACGCTTTATGCCGAAAAAAATCTTTATGGAGAAACAGAGCAGGTTGCACGCAAGGCGGCTGACGAGGCCGAAAAATTGGGAAACAATGAAGGCAAAAATCGCTGGATTGAAAGTTATAAAATTGGTGTGCAAGGGCTTGCCAAATGGCTTCTAACCGCTGGAAAAAATGCAATCAGCCTGTCTCGTAACCTTGCAAAAAGCTTTTCTAGCAAAATTTCAAGCGGTATAAAGAAGCTTACGAAATCGTTTTTAAACCTTTTCACCGCAACCAAAAAATCCAACAAAGCGTTTTCAGGAGGATTCAAAAATCTCCTGAAATATGGTCTTGGTATCCGAAGCGTATTTGTTCTGGTAAATAGACTACGCGCTGCCCTCGTAGATGGATTTAAAAATTTGGCGCAGTTTTCTACCGAAACGAATACAAGTATTTCTATGGTAAAATCTGCCCTGACACAGTTAAAAAACAGCATGGCAACGGCCTTCTCTCCTATTCTTACCGTGGTGACGCCGATTCTGACGCAGTTTATTAATATGCTGTCCAAGGCGGCAGACTATGTGGCGCGCCTGACGGCGGCATTGACAGGGCAAAAATCTTACACGAAGGCAACGGCGGTACAAGAAGATTATGCGGCGAGCCTAAAAGATACATCTGGCGCGGCAAAAGATGCAAGTAAGGCCCTCGCAAATTTCGATACCATTAATAAATTGTCCACCAACTCCAGCGCGTCGAGTGGCGGAGGAAGTGTAACTCCTTCCGAAATGTTTGAGGAGGTATCCATAGAACCTCTTTCTTTCGATTCGTGGGGAGAAGCGTTCTCTACAATGGTTGACAGCATTCTTAATGATGGTATTCCCAGGCTGGAGTCGGGACTATCCACATTGGCTGATTGGATCAACGGGTTTTCGGCGAATGTGGCGGAAATGTTCACTTTTCCAGATGTACAAGAAAAAATATACGCTCTAGGCGCGTCTGTAGCAACTTCGCTCAATAATTTTGTAAATCAAGTTGACTGGGTGACAATGGGTTCTGCATTGGGTGCTGGCCTTAATACAGCACTCAGTTTTATGGTGTCGTTTTTGTACACATTTGACTGGTTAGGCTTAGGGAATAGCTTATCCACGCTTGTTAACAACGCGATCGAAAATATTAATTGGTACAATCTTGGGAAGCTTTTATGGGCAAAATTCAAGGCCGTAATCGAAACAGCCGCAGGTTTCTTACTGGGGCTTGATATGAAATCGGTGGCCAAGGCCGCGAGCAACACAGTGATTGGGTTTTTCGATTCTATGAGCGAGACAATACAGAGCATTGACTGGGGGGCATTAGCGAAGCAGATAATAACATTTCTTGTAAATATCGATTGGGCGGGTATGATCGCTTCTGCTGCGGGTGCTTTAGGGTCCTTGGCTGGCGCTTTGGCTGAGTTTATTGGGACGGCAATTGCTAGTGCTTTTGATGGAATTATCGAGTATTTTGCAGACGAAGTAAACCAGTGCGGCGGCAACATTGTGCTGGGAATCCTAAAGGGCATTCTAGATGGACTGGTAGGTATAGCGACGTGGATTTATGACAATATTTTTATACCGTTTATCAATGGGTTTAAGACCGCATTCGGCATTCATAGCCCATCTACCGTTATGGCGGAACAGGGGTCATTTCTTATGAGCGGATTACTCAGCGGTTTAACGAACGGACTACAACCGGTGATAAACTTTTTCTCAGGAGTAAAAAAGAAAATCCAGGATGTACTTAGCGCCATAATCAAGTTTGTTAAAAATGTATTTACTGGCGAGTGGGAATCTGCTTGGGATGGGGTAAAAAGTGTATTCAAAAATTTGTGGAATGACATTGTGGGGCTGCTAGAGAGTGCAGTAAACCTAATTATCCAGGGTGTCAATTGGATGATTTCGAAGCTAAATACTATTAGCTTTGAGACGCCGGACTGGGTGCCTGGAATCGGCGGGAAATCATTTGGAATCAACATTCCCGCAATAAATGAAATTTCTATCCCACGCCTCGCCCAAGGCGCAGTTATTCCACCGAACCGGGAGTTTTTGGCTGTTCTGGGTGATCAAAAGAGCGGGACCAATATCGAGGCTCCCGCATCTGAAATTGAAGCTGCCGTTGCTCGCGGGATGCAGTCAGGCAATGGAATTTACGGCGGCCAACTCACGATTACTATAAAGCCCGCATCTGGGTTAACGCGATACCTGAGCTACGAGCTGGACGACGAGTCAAAGCGGCGTGGATATAAGTTAGTCAAGGCTTAAGGGGGCAACTATGAGTGCGAACTATGTAAAAATTAATGGTCAGCCCTTCGACGCCAAAGTAGCGATTTCGGACTATGAAGAAAACTTTAACGTGCTGGATGGAGAAAATGCCGGGCGAGTGAAGAATGGAAGCATGGTCAGGGATGTCATAGGTACATATATTGGGCATAAAATTACCTTTTTCAGCGCTGGTAACATAGGGGAATTTGACGCCCTGTGGGATTACCTGGTGCAGCACTCTGTTGATGACTTTGTAACACTAGAAGCCGCCGATGGGCAAAGCACCATTATATACGAAGCATATTATACATCCGGCAAAAGAAAAATACGAACGGTGCAGGATGGCGTAAACTACTGGGACGAAATAGAAGTCAATTTTGTCCCAATTAACCCGCAGGTGACGCCATGAGCTATAAAATTATATATGGGGACCGGACCTTCACAGCCAAGGATATCAAGGAGGGACATTGTTTTATCGGCAATTCCATTGCCGGGGACGAGCTCACAATTGATACCTTGGATGTGACGGTCAAAAGCTTCGACACGCAGTTTTTCCCGCTGACGGACTCGGACGGGTATCTCCTGTGTGATTCAAACGGGCACTTTCTTGTGGCCCGGCCCAGACTGGATGATCTGACACAGTATGTCTATGGCGAGCCGGTGTATTACTACCATGACGATGTGCTGATCGGGAAGTTTTTCCTCTCGTCTGTGATGCGGGTGGGGCTGATCCACTATAAGCTCTCCTGCATTTCGGGGGTTGGGCTGCTGGACAATACCCAGCATTACGGCGGCATGTATACGGGACAAGCCTTGTCTGATGTAGTTGCGGATATTATTTCCGGCACGGTAGAGTACAGCATAGACGAGGCATATCAAAGCATCCCGGTCTATAATTGGCTGCCCATCGGTACGCGGAGAGAAAACCTCCACCAGCTTTTGTTTGTGACGGGGCTCGCCCTGAAAAAGGACGCGAACGGAATTATACGGATTACGGCTCTCACAGACAGCGATCCAGCGGAAATCGAAGAGAGCCGTTTGTTTTCGGGCGGCAGCATTGATTACAACACACCGTCCACAGCGGTTTCGGTTGCGGAGCACACATACATAGCATTTGCATCCGACGAGACGGCCACGTTGTTTTCGGGCGAGGCGGCGGCGGAAGATATCATTACTCCCAATGGATTCAATGTATCTGGTGTGCTTGTGCCGTTTGATGACCCGATACATGATCTTCGGATTGACAACGGGGAAATTTTAGAGAGCGGCGTAAACTACGCCGTACTGGCACAGAGCTCAGATTGCCTCCTCACCGGTCAAAAGTATACGCACATTGTACGGGAAATTTTACGCGGCGAGGCCGGGGCCAGCAAGGACAACACCGCTACTGTTACGGACGCGACGCTTGTAAATCTGGCAAATTCCGAAAATGTGGCCGAGCGCGTACTTGCTTACTACAGCAACGCGCGCACTGTCTCCAATGATCTTGTGGTCGGTACGGAACGTCCAGGCGACCCAATAAGCATGGATGACCCGTTTGGCGATCCAATAACGGGCATTATAAAGTCCATGGATATCAATATATCCAATTTGCTCAGAGCGCAAACCGAATTTGTGGAGGGGTACACACCCACCGGAATTGGCAATTATTATGAGCACCTGCGTATCTTCACCGAAGATGAGACGATCACAATCCCGGCAGAGGCAAAGGGTAAGGCGCGCCTTGTCCTCATCTCAGGCGGCCAAGGCGGTGCATCAGGCGAAAAAGGCGCAGACGGCACCAACGAAAGTAAAAGCGATGGAAACGGCGGTAAGCCTGGTGCGGGTGGTAAAGCTGGTAAGGGCGGTTCCGGAGGCCGTATTTACATTGCTACGATCTCGGTAACTCCGGGACAAACCTTTGTGGTGAAAATTGGACGAGGCGGAGTCTTCGGTGCCTACTCAGAAGAGGGATCACAAGAGGGTTCGCTTGGCGGGGACACCACTTTTGGAGAATACTCTACCGCAAATGGCCGTGCGTCTGAGACCGGATTTGTCGAAATGTTCAGCGGGGTCGCATACGGGCTGCCCGGTGATGACGGTGTGAATGGCGGCAGCGGCAGTGGAGAAGACGGCGAAGGAGAAAGCGTCGTATATAATGGCGTTACATACACACCCGGCGCACAGGGAGAAACCGCGAGATACGAGAGCAGCAAAATGACCGTTGTAGGTATTGGCGGCTATGGCGGCGGTGCAGCAGCAGGTCACAACGGAAAAGACGGCGACTCAGGCTCCGCTACTTATAACGGCGGAGATGGATACGGCACCGGCGGCGACGGCGGCGCTGGCGCGGGTGCGGGCGCTCCCGCCCCCACTCAGTACCGCGGCGGGGGCGGGGA